CGCCGAGAACTGCACCGAGTGACCATCAACTGCACCGACTGACAACATCAACTGCACTGGAGATCGACATGCAAATCGACCTGAACTACACCCTGAGTCGCACCGGCCAGCAAGTTCCGCTTTCCCTCTTGCGGCCGGACTTCCCGCTGGTCGAGACCGACCACATCGACCGGCCCGACTTCCTGCCCACCGGTGGCCATCAGACCTTCGACAGGAACTCGCTCGGCGTCCTGTGGCGCTATGTGTGCGCGGAGCATCTGCACTTCGAGGCCTGCTATGGATGACATCCTGCTGGCTCTGTACGCCACCCTGGCGCTGCTGCTGCTCACCACGCCGTTCTGATCATGTTCGCAGCACGCTACCCGGGCCGATGCGCCCGCACAGGGGCCCAGATCGCCCCAGGAGACACGATCGCGTCCGCAGGAGGGGGTAGGTACTACCTCGTGGCTCGGGCCGCTCCTGCGGTCTCTGACGAGCCCGTCGACCCGGACGGCGCCCTGGGTGCGTCCGTCGACGAGACGCTGGACCCTCGGGACGAAGCCACGATCGCCGCCGGCCGCTACCTGCGCCGCAGCCTGGAGCGCGGAGTCAGCGACGTCTGGCGCAGTGCCTCGGGCCAAGAGTTCTACCGCAACCGCAGGGGCTTGTGCGAAGACGCCCCCTGTTGCGGGTGCTGCAATGCATGACTCGGACTGAATCAAAATGAATCGACACGTAATCGAAGAGGTCATCTGCGGTATACTCTTCGTTGTGTGCGTGGTCGGCCTGACCATGCTGCCTGACATCTGGAGATGACAATGGGACTGAACGTCTATGTGGTCAAGGCCGAGGGCCGGCCGGACCGGCTCATCGAGGCCGCCACCATCACCCAGGCCGTCGCCTACGCGGCCCGGACCACCTTCGCGGCGGCCAAGGCCAGCCAGCAAGACCTGATCCGCCTGCTGCCCGGCGGCACCCCGGTCGAGCGCATGAAGGATCCGCAGCTTGACCTGTTGGACGACATCGACGTGACGGTCGACACCGTCGGCAACGTCGTGCAGATCGCAGCATGACCGCCGAGGAGTACATCGGCATCAGCGTGGCCGGCCGGCGCCTGCAAGAGGCCTGCCACGGCGTTGCCAAGCGATCAGGCTGGTGGACAGACCGCACCACCGGGCAAGACCTGACGTACGCCTACACGCCGATCCAGCCCGGCCACAAACCCCCCAGGAACATCGGGGAGATGCTCTGCCTGATCCACTCCGAGATCAGCGAAGCCATGGAAGGCGCCCGCAAAGGCCTGATGGACGACCACCTGCCAGACCGCACCATGCTGGAGGTGGAACTCGCAGACGCAGTCATCCGCATCATGGACATGGCCGGCGGCCTGCATCTGGACATCGGCCGCGCCATCGCCGAGAAGCTCAACTACAACGAGCACCGCGCCGACCACAAGCCCGAAGCACGCGCCCAGGTTGGCGGCAAGAGCTTCTGATACGCTCATCGCAAAGGAGAGCATCATGGGCAGACCCACCAACTACACCCAGCAGATCGGAGAGAAGATCTGCAAGCGTCTGGCAGACGGGGAATCACTGTCCATCATCTGCAAGACCGAAGGCATCGCCATGTCGACGGTGTACGAGTGGCTGTCGCGCCAGCCGTCCTTCTCGGAGATGTACGCACGTGCTCGGGAAGATCAGGCGGACACGATGGCGGCTGAGATCACGGCGTTGGCTGATGAGCCGCCGCGGATGATCGAGGACGACAAGGGCGTGGCCAGGGTGGACTCGGCCTGGGTGCAGTGGCAGAAGAACCGGGTCGACGCCCGCAAGTGGGTAGCGTCCAAGCTCAAGCCGCGGTCGTACGGCGAGCGCGTGCAGGTGGCTGGTGACGCAGAGAACCCGCTGAAGGTGGAGGCCGAGCTTGGGGCGGAGAAGCTCCTGAAGGCGATTCTGGAGAACGCCCAACTGAACCGGCAGGCGGATCAGGCGTGATCCACTATCACGGCACGCCTGTTGGCGGATCTCGGGCGGATGTGGTGCGGTTCCTGTCCGGCCGGCATGCCCTAGTGCCGTTCTCGCGCCCGGAGGACATCGCTGCGGCCGCGGATGTCTGCCAGACCTTCGTGCTGGACAACGGTGCCTTCACGGCCTGGACGCAGGGCGGCGAGATCGACCGGCCTGCATACTATGAGTGGGTGCGGCAGTGGCACCGCCACCCCGGGTTCGACTGGGCGCTGATCCCTGACGTCATCGATGGGGACGAGGCCGCCAACGATGCGATGCTGGCCGAGTGGCCTGCTGACCTGGGCGGGGCGGGAGTGCCCGTGTGGCACCTGCACGAGAGCCTGGGGCGCCTGGAGCGGCTCGTGGCCGGCTACCGGGTGGTGGCGCTCGGTTCGTCTGGCGCCTATCGGTCGCCCGGCACTGCGGTGTGGTGGGACCGGATGGGCGAGGCGATGCAGGTGGCCTGCGACGCCCAGGGTCGGCCGCGGTGCAAGCTACACGGACTGCGCATGCTGGATCCCGACGTCTTCTCGCTGCTGCCGCTGTCGTCGGCTGACTCCACCCAGGCTGCGGTGAACTCCGGGTCGGTGTCCCGATTCGGTTCCTATCCCGCGCCTACCAGGGCCCAGCGTGCCGAGGTGCTGGCCGCCAGGGTGGAGGCGCACAACTCGTGCCCGGTGTGGGTGTCTCACAAGCAGGAAGTGCTGGAGGGTGTTCTATGCTGATGGCTGCCGTTGCGGTGTATGCCGCTGCTATGGTGCTGGCCAACCTGAGCGTGGCCGCCTTCGGTCCGTGGGTGTCTCCCATCAACGCCTTCGTCCTGATCGGCCTGGATCTGGCTCTGCGCGACTGGCTGCACGTCAGGCTGCGTATGTGGCAGATGGGGGCGCTGATCGCCTCTACGGGGCTTCTGACGTACCTGCTGAACCCGGCTGCTGGACAGATCGCGGTGGCATCGGCGGCGGCCTTCACCGCTGCGGCTCTGGTCGACTGGGGCGCCTTCCTGAAGCTGCGGGGCTCTTGGCTGTTCAGGGCGAACGGGTCGAACGTGGCTGGTGCTGCGGTGGACTCCCTGGTGTTCCCGACCCTGGCTTTCGGTGTTCTGATGCCCGGCGTGGTGCTGGCGCAGTTCGCCGCGAAGGTGGCTGGCGGTGCGATCTGGTCGTACCTGCTGAACCGGACGCTGAGGCCGGCATGACTTGCAAGGCCTGCTGACGTGCTCTACACTGGCGCCTGTTGGCGTGAGAACCGACGGAGAGCCCTTGCTCATGCACCTGCCCCCGGAAGGGGGTTCTCACCGGGTGCAGTAGCAAGGGCTTTGTCGTTTCTGGGCCGGCCGGACTCCGCTCGTCAGTAAGGGCCCCACGGGTGGCTGCGCGGAAGGAAAGCTCGACACGGTATGCCGCGAGGCTAGGGGGCAGTTCCCGAAGAACCCGTGCGACTGGCCGCATCGTCAAGTCGAGGGGCACCCGGAGGATCCGGGGCATGACGATCCGCGCAAGCGGGGTGGCGCCTGACCCTTCTACCCTGGTGTGGGGTAGGGGGGCCTTTGGGTGGTAGGAGGGGGAACTGCCTGTCTTGATAGCCTGCATTGATCGCTGGGAGCGGTTGGTCTCGAAAATCTCGGGGTTGTATCCGGGGTCTGATAGTCTGTGGCTATGGAGGGTGTGATGCCGAGCAGTTCAGCGCGGGCCAGGATCAAGCGGCTGGTTGAGTTGGTTGAGGAGCGGCCGAGGACGGCGGCGGAGTTGATGGCGGAGATCCCTGGGCTGAATGCGGTGGCGATCAGTCAGGCCCGGTGGAGGGGGGTGATCCAGCAGGAGGGCGATCTGTTCTGTCCGCCGACTGCTGGTGGCGTGCCTGCCGAGGCGGTGCGGGCGGCGAGTGTGTGGGATTACGCGGCGAGGTGTGGCCATGAGCCTGGAGCGAGTGATCGCGGAGCAGATGCAGACGATCGATGGACTGCGCTCGCGGGCGGAGCATGACCGCCGGCAGATCGGGGCCATGTACGAGGCGGAGCGCGAGGTGGGTCGAGCGTTGTTCGACGTGCTGTACCGCAGGCCCGACGAGCCGACTGCGCGGCAGCGGATGCGGGAGGTGCTGCTGAAGCAGGGGTGGTGCTTCCGGTGTGAGTCGCGGCCGTGCGCCTGCGTGGGGGACGACGAGTGACTGACGAGCGCATCGCTGAGATCATGGGCTGGGCGCCGATCGACCCGGGCGACGAGTTGACGGCGGCGCTTCGCGCTGACCTGCTGGCCCGCCTGCATCGAGTGGCCCAGGAAGCGGCCCAGGAGGCTCTACAAGGCGCTGAAGTGCTGGCGGGGTGCGTAGGGCAGGGCAATGCCCGCCGATGGGCTTCTACGGGCTCCTGGCTCTATCCTGGCGAGCGCATCGTGGTGCTGCGTGACTGACATCGCGGAGTTGCTGGCGCAGCCTGATGCGCAGGGTGCGTTGCAGGCGCTGCCGGCGGACAAGCGGCTGGCGTACCTGTGGCGGGCGCGGTGGATCCAGACGGCTCACGCGCATCAGGTGCTGCCGCCTGGGGACTGGTGGTCGGTGTGGCTGATGTTGGCCGGACGCGGAGCCGGGAAGCAGGTCTGCGTCGACACCCCGATCCCGACGCCTGGGGGCTGGGTGCGCAACGGTGACGTCCAGGCCGGGGACGTGGTGTTCGACGAGCGGGGCAACCCATGCCGGGTGGTCGAGGCGCACGCGATCACGGTGCCCAGGTCGGCGTACCGGCTGACGTTCAGCGACGGGTCGACGATCGACGCTGGCGGCGAGCACTTGTGGACGACGATGACGCGCCGGGTGCGCAAGCAGATGCAGCGGCACGGGATCGACCGGGTGCCGGACGACTGGGCGACGTACCGTCACCCGCTGCTGGACCGATACCACAACGTGGTGGACCTGTGTGGTGCTGAGACGTTGACGACGGCCAGGATCGCGCAGACGTTGACGTGCAGCGCCCGGGGAGATCTGAACCACTGCATCCCGACGACGCAGCCGCTGAACCTGCCTGAGGCGGACTTGCCGATCGATCCGTGGACGCTGGGCTACTGGCTGGGCAATGGGTGCGCGACAGATCAGGCGGTGACGGCTGGGAGCTACCAGGGCGACTTCGACGTGGGGCACGTGGTGTCGATGCTGGGGCGTGAGTGTGTGGTCACATCTGATCATGAGCGCGGGCACGATCACGTGCGCATCCCTGGGTTGCGTGGGCAACTGAAGGCGGCGGGTTTGCTGGGCAACAAGCACATCCCGGCGGTGTACATGCGGGCGTCGGTGGCTCAGCGGCTGGCGCTGCTACGGGGCTTGTGCGACTCCGACGGATATGCGAGTTCGCATCAGGTGGAGTTCTGTTCGGTCGATCGAGTGCTGGCGCAGGACGTCCACGAGTTGGTGGTGAGCCTGGGCGAGAGGGCCACGCTGACGGAGGGCCGGGCGACGCTGAACGGCCAGGACTTCGGGCCGAAGTACCGGGTGATGTGGAGGTGGGCGCGGTTCAACCCCTTCAGTCTGCCGCGCAAGGCGGCGAAGATGGGCCCGCCTGGAGCGCAGGGGTTCAAGCACGGCCACCGCATGATCGTGAGCGTGGAGCCGATCGAGCCCAAGCCGATGCGGTGCCTGACGGTGGACAGCCCGTCGCGGCTGTATCTGGCCGGGCGGAGCATGATCCCGACGCACAACACGCGCACGGCTGCCGAGCAGGTGGGCTGGTGGGCCTGGACGGAGCCTGGGACGCGGTGGCTGGTGGCCGCGCCGACGAGCGCCGACGTCCAGGGCACGTGCTTTGAGGGGGAGTCTGGCTTGCTGGCGGTGATCCCGCCGCCGCTGGTGAAGCAGTACCTGAAGCAGCCCAGGCCGACGATCACGCTGACGAACGGGTCGATGCTGATCGGCATCCCGGCGTCTGAGCCTGAGCGGTTCCGGGGCCCGCAGTTCCACGGGGCGTGGCTGGACGAGTTGGCGGCCTGGGACTACATCCAAGAGTCGTGGGACCAGATCCAGTTCGGTGTGCGCCTGGGGTCAAGGACGCGCACGGTGATCACGACGACGCCGCGGCCGAAGGACTTGATCATCGAGTTGATCGGCCGAGAGGGCGACGACGTCACGGTGACGCGGGCGTCGACGTACGTGAACCTGGGCAACCTGTCGTCCAACTTCAAGCGGCAGATCTTGCAGTACGAGGGGACGAAGCTCGGGCGGCAGGAGTTGCACGCCGAGATCATCGACCCCGAGGACGGCGGCATCGTCAAGCGCGACCAGTTCCGCCTGTGGCCGAAGGACAAGCCGTTCCCGAAGTTCGAGTACGTGTTGCAGAGCTACGACTGTGCGACCAGCGAGAAGACGCAGAACGACCCGACGGCTGCGTCGACCTGGGGCGTGTTCAAGCCCGAGGACGGGCCGATGGCGGTGATGCTGATCGACTGCTGGCAGGATCGGTTGCAGTACCCTGACCTGCGGCCGAAGGTGATCGAGGAGTACGACACGGTCTTCGAGTCGGGCGAGAAGGGGCGGGAACGCAAGCGGGTGGACCTGATTCTGGTGGAGGACAAGAGCGCCGGGATCTCGCTGATACAGGACTTGCAGCGGGCGCATCTGCCGGTGAGGGCGTACAACCCGGGCAAGGCTGACAAGGTGCAGCGGCTGAACATCGTCAGCGCGATCATTGCCAGGGGGCGGGTGTGGATTCCGGAGTCGACGCAGCGGCCTGGGTTTGTGAGGGACTGGGCGGAGCCGTTTGTGTCGCAACTGTGTTCCTTTCCGGAGACGACCCACGATGATTTTGTGGACACTGCGACGCAGGCTCTTCGGTATCTGCGGGATTCGGGCTGGCTTGAGATCGATCCGCCGCCGCAGGACGATTGGGATGATGATGACTGGGCAGACACTGGGAGACCGAAGCGTGAGAACCCATACGCCGCATGAAGCTCCGGTCGAGATTGAAGTCGTCGAACGGCATATCATGGCGGAGGGGCGCGAGCATTGGCCTGGGCCCGAATGCTGGTGCTTCCCGCGCTTGGAGTATGTGAACCCGGACACTGGGACAGAGGTCTGGGTTCATCACGAACCGCACTGAGGTGGTCATGGAACTGACGGAAGAAGAGCGTCGCAAGCTGTCGAGGCCGTCATTCCGGATGTCTGGTGCTGGTGGGCGGCGACCGCAGGGTCCGCTGTCGACGGGCTTGCAGGGGTCGGGCGAAGCTGCGGCGACGATCGGTTCTGCCGTACTGGGTTCTGTGCCGGCTGGACTGGCTGGACTGGCGGCGCTGCCCTTCAAAGGGCCCCAAGGGGCCGCCAGGGCCGTCGAAGACGTGCAGGAGGCCCTGACCTACGTCCCGCGCACGCCAGAGGGCGTGAAGGCCGTACAGGGCGCTGTAGGCCCACTGTCTGCGATGGGGGCGCCTGCTGAGTACATCGGCGAGAAGACGCGGCAGGCTACGGGCTCGCCTGCGCTGGCCACGGCCGCCGAGGTGATGTTGGATCCGCTGAAACTGATCGGGTCGGCTGTTGCTGGCAAGGCGGCTGCGTCGGGTGCTCGTGCTGTTGGCCGCGGTGCCAAGGTGGCAGCACGGGAACTCGGCCCGAAGGCGGCTGAGATGGCCGAGGGGTACATGCGCCGCGCCGGGATGATGCCGCAGATCTTCATTGGCAAGTCGGCCAAGACCTGGGATGCCGCGTCGAACGCCCGCGCAGCCGAGATGGAAGCCGCCGGCACC